GCCAAGATGATTTAGTATATCTTGAAACTAAAACTGGTACTGGAGCATCTGATGGTGTATTGTGTTTTTACACATCAGCATCTGGTACACCTGCTGAAGCTATGAGACTTCAATCAGATAAGGCGGCTTTATTTAGTGGACAAATTCATTTAGGAAGTACAAATCAATTTCGTATTTATTCTGAAGGAAGTGGTGGAAGCGATAACCAAGTCATATTAGCTAAATTAAATAATTTAACAATTTTAAATCAGCATAATGGTGGTAATATAAGTTTTGGTACGGATACTTCTGGTGGTACTGCTGTCACAAATATGATTTTAGATTCTGATTCAAGAATCTCACTAAGTAACAATGATGCAAGTGGAGCAGTAGGCACAACTTTATTTGGCTATCAAGCTGGAAACAATATAGTAACTGGTGCAGTAAATAATACATTTATTGGTCATCAAGTAGCAGATGCTTCAATGGTAGATTCCGCAGATAATAACACAGGAATAGGTTCTTCTTCATTATCTGGTTTAACCAGTGGAACTGCTAATACAACAGTAGGATATAATAGTGGAAATGCTATTACTTCTGGCGGTCAAAATACTGCATTGGGAAGTGAAGCTTTGAAAAACTGTGATGATGGAACACATAACGTAGCTATAGGAAATGCGGCTAACTTTGCAAATGCTGGAGATTATAACATAGCAGTTGGTTCTGGAGCTTTGGTAAGCAATGTAGGAAATAGAAATGTTGCTGTGGGATACCAAGCATTAAATGCTACAGACAATTCTGGAGATGGGTATAGTGTTGGAATAGGTTACAAAGCTTT